CTGTGGTCCTGAAGTAATAACCGTTTTCGGTACAATTTTGGCGCCAAAGGCTGTTTTAGTACCATAAACGGTTTGGCAGTGATCTTTATCCAGGTAAGTACAAGCTGAGGCAAACGATTTATGAGTCAAAAGGTTGGCACAACCGTTTTTGTTTCTGGCTGTAAGCCTTTGTACCGGGAGTGGTACAACTATTGTTTTATAGAAGATAGTTGCCAACTATCATTGCCATATACAAAAAATATAACCGGGAGAGGTACATATATAAGACGTGCTAGTAAGCACCTTATAGCTGTTTTCATGGCTGAAGTGTGCCCTGTTAGACTTGATGATTTTTGTAACTACTACTGTGTGTCTTTATTTGATTTATCTTTGCCTTGTATTTTTTGTAAATTTATATGTGATTTGCAGGATCTTGCCTCGTTTCATTTAAAGCGTTTGAGTATTGTTTGGAGATCTGGTAATCCATTTATTTGTTGTAGAAAATGTGTTAGATTATCTGCTTTGTATGAGGCTGAAAATTATTGTGTGTGTGTTGTTAAGGCTTCAGCGCTTGAAGGTCTTTTGCATAAATCTTTACAGAGCATTACTATTCGTTGCTTGTGCTGTTATCAGTTATTAGATTTATGCGAAAAACTTGATTGTTGTGTTAGAGACGAAAACTTTTCTTTGGTGAGAGGTACTTGGAGAGGGCCGTGTAGAACTTGTATAAGTAAATAATGAGAGGTAATCAACCCACCCTGGGAGATATAGAATTAAATTTTCATGAACTAGTTTTACCTGATAATCTATTATGTGACGAAGTGTCAGAGTCTCTGTCACCAGATTGTGAACCGGAGGAGGAGCAAGAGCTGCAAACATATAGAGTAGACACCCATTGTCATATTTGTGGCACCGGTGTTAGGGTTTGTGTTGCAGCTTCATTTCCAGCTATTCAACTGTTTCAGGAGTTATTGCTCGGAAGTCTAGCCCTCCTTTGTCCTCGGTGTTCGAGGGGCCATTTCAACCATGGGAGATTCCAATAAAGGTACTGATACTAATGAAACTGTAATTACTAATGTTGATAAAAGTTGGTTTGTTGTGGATGAAGCAGAATGTGTGGATGAATTGGATACATTTGAAGATATTTTCGATGAAAGTACAGATGGTTCATGTGTGTCACAATTGATAGATGATGAAGTTGATGCAGAAGAGCAGGGAAATTCCCTGGCATTGTACAATAATCAAGTAACTGTGGAATGCGATAGAGCTATTCATGTTTTAAAACGAAAGTATTGTAGTCCACGGCACAGTGTTGCAGATTTAAGTCCTAAACTGCAAGCGGTTACAATATCTCCTCGGAAAGCGACAAGCAAGAGGAGATTATTTCAGGACAGTGGAATAGAGGAAGATGAAGCTGAAAGTTCTGTTGAGCAGGTACAAACAGGCTCAGACAATGCGTTGGGCAAAGATGGCGTCGCCATAGCAAATTTAAATTTGTTAAAAAGTAATAATCGAAAAGCGACAGGATTGCTTTTGTTCAAAGAAATGTTTGGTGTTCCATACAATGAGTTAATTAGAAGCTACAAAAGTAATAAGTCCTGCTCTGATAATTGGGTTACGGTTGTATTTAATGCTTTAGAAGAAGTAATTGAGGCATCTAAATCTACATTACAACAATATTGTAAGTTTCTACAGGTAACAACTAGTGGATTTTCAGCACTCTACCTCTTAGAATTTAAGAGTGCAAAGAGTAGAGACACAGTTGTAAAATTATTTTGCACACTAATGAATGTACAAGAGTGGCAAATATTTTGTGATCCACCCAAGTTAAAAAGTGTGCCAACAGCTTTATTTTTTTATAAAAAAGCTATAGCAAAAACGTGTTATCAAATGGGGACATTTCCTAACTGGCTTGCACAGTTGACGCTAGTCAGTCATCAAATGGCATCGTCAGCAGAAACATTTCAATTATCTAGAATGGTGCAGTGGGCATATGATAATGAATTCTATGATGAAGCAGAAATTGCATATCATTATGCCTTATACGCAGATGAAGATAGCAATGCGGCTGCTTTTTTAAATTGTAATAATCAAGTAAAGTATGTTAGAGATTGCAGTCAAATGGTAAAGCTATACAAAAGGCAAGAAATGCGTAATATGTCAATGGCAGAATGGATATTTGCATGCTGTGATCGTTGTAAAACAGAGGGTGATTGGAAACCGATTGCACTGTTTTTAAAGTATCAACAAGTTAATTTTATACAATTTTTAATAACATTAAAAACTTTACTAAAATGTCTTCCAGAAAAAAACTGTTTAGTAATATATGGGCCACCAGATACTGGAAAGTCTTATTTTGTGTTTTCATTAATGAGATTTTTTAAAGGAAAAGTAATTTCATTTCTAAACAGGTGTTCTCAATTTTGGTTACAGCCTTTACTAGATTGTAAAATGGGGTTTATGGATGATGCTACCTTTCCTGCATGGCAGTATATGGACTTAAATATGAGGAATGCATTAGATGGTAACATGATGAGTGTTGATGCAAAACATAGAGTCCCACAACAAATTAAACTACCTCCATTAGTTGTTACAACCAACTTAGATGTAAAAGCAGAACAATCGTTGATGTACCTACATAGTAGATTACAATGTATACAGTTTCCTAACAAAATGTTATTAACTGATGATGGTGAACCTGTATATAAAATAACTGATGCTGAATGGACATGTTTTTTTAGGAAGTTTGCCAGTCAATTAGAGTTGCAAGAAGAAGAGGCAGATGGAGAACCGCGAGTCCCTGGCAGAGCGTTTCGCTGTACTACAGGAGAATCTAATGACTCTCTATGAAAATGACCCAACTGATTTGTATTCACAAATACAACATTGGGACCTAGTAAAAAAAGAAAATGAATATTATTATTATGCTAGAAAAGAAGGGTTAAGTAGTTTAGGAATGTTCCCTGCTCCAGCACTTCAAGTTTCAGAAGCTAAAGCTATGCAAGCAATTAGAATGCTGATGTTGTTAAGAAGTTTAAGTAAATCACAGTATGCCTCTGAGATTTGGAGGCTTAAAGACACAAGTGCCGAACTTGTTTTGCAAACAGAGCCAAAATACTGTTTTAAAAAGCAACCTTATGAAGTGGAAGTATGGTTTGATAATAATCCTCAAAAAGCTCTGCCATATCCAAATTGGCAGTGGATTTATTATCAGGACCAAAGTGATAAATGGCATAAAGTGGAAGGTGCTGCAGATTATAATGGGACCTTTTATGAAGAAGTGACTGGCGATAGAGTTTATTTTGCATTATTTGATAGTGAAGCAGCTCGATTTGGAGAATCAGGACAATGGACAGTGAGATATAAAAATGAAATAATTTCTGCCTCTGTCACCAGCTCTTCACGGTGTGCTTACGACTCCTCCTGCGAGAGGGGGGCCTCCTCCAACTCCATATACCAACCGGAAAACAGACGACAAGAGGAAATCAATTCCCCTGAGAGGAGGCCTACCTCGACATCTAACCTTCGACGACGACAAGGAGGAGAACAAGGAGAACCTAGCTCCTCCGGAGGAGCCAAACGACGGAGAGCAGACTCGGGAGGAGGCGCGCCTTCTCCAGAGGAAGTTGGAGAATCTCATCGATCGGTTGAAAGACGACATCTGTCTCGACTTAGAGTACTACAAGAGGAGGCTCGGGACCCACCAATAGCTTTAGTAACAGGTTGTGCAAATAGCTTGAAGTGCTGGAGGAGAAGGGCAAAAGCAAAACACAGTGATTTATTTGTGGACTTTAGTACGAATTGGACTTGGGTTGGGGAAAAAGCAAACAGCAATTACCAAAGTAAAATGCTTATCGCTTTTAGTAGTGTAACTCAAAGAGAAGCTTTTGTTAAAACTGTAAACCTCCCAAAAGGTGCAACATTAACATATGGTCAATTAAATAGCTTATAATGTACAGAGCAGGTAGAAATAAACGTGCTTCTGCAGAGGAGCTATATAAACAATGTGCCACTGGTGACTGTCCTCCTGATGTTAAAAATAAAATAGAAGGTGATACATGGGCTGATCGACTTCTTAAATGGTTTGGGAGCGTGGTATACTTTGGTGGTTTGGGTATTGGTACAGGCAGAGGATCAGGAGGAAGTACAGGGTATAGGCCTCTTGGTGCTGGGACCAGTAGACCTATAGGAGAAAGCATTCCAATTAGGCCTGCTGTGCCATTAGATCCAATAGGGCCTGCTGAAATATTACCTATAGACACTGCCAACCCTGCAGGTCCTGCCATTGTGCAGCTAACAGATGTCACACTTCCAGATCCCTCCATTATAGACATTAGCAATCCAACAACGGAATTGGGAGCAGGGGAAATCGATATTGTATCAGCCATCGACCCTCTGACTGATATAGGTGGTGTAGGGGGTAATCCAACTATTATATCGTCTACAGATGAGTCTGCAGTACTAGATGTGCAACCAATTCCACCCCCAAAACGGTTTGCTTTAGATGTGGGAAATAAACCTTCAGGTACACATTTAACAGTGTATTCTGCCACCACTCATCCTGATCCTGATATCAATATTTTTGTAACATCTGGATTTGAAGGAGAGATAGTGGGCGATGTAGAGGAAATTCCTTTGGAAACATTCAATACTATGCAAGAATTCGAGTTGCAGGAACCTGCACAAAAAACTAGCACACCCTCTGACGTTTTGACACGTTTTGTTGGAAGAGCTCGGAATTTGTACAACCGTTTTACTGAACAAGTTCCAACCCAAAATCCATACTTTCTAGGGCAGGCCTCTCGCGCGGTTCAATTTGAATTTGAAAATCCCGCCTTTGAGGATGATGTTTCATTTACATTTGAAAGGGATATAGCAGAAATACAAGCTGCTCCTGATGCAGACTTTAGAGATATTAGAGTATTACATAGACCTTCCTATTTTACAACCGATACCGGACTGATACGAGTCAGCAGATTGGGTGAGCGAGCTACAATTACAACCAGAAGCGGTCTAGAATTAGGTCGTCCTGTGCATTTTTATCAAGATATATCGACTATAGAGCCTGCTGACATTATAGAATTACAACCCGTTAATGACACATCTCATATTAGTACAACTGTAAACACAATGTTGGATAACACAATTATAAATCCTGCTTTTGATTCGGATTTGTATAATGAAGATGTGTTATTAGATGATTATTCCGAAGGCTTTGAAAATACTCACTTGCTTGTGACAACTACAGATGCAGACAATGAAGTTTTAACAGTGCCCACATTACCTCCAGGGCCATCTGTAAGGGTATTTATTGATGATTATGGTTCTGGATTGGTAGTGTTTAATCCCATAATTACTACAAAGCAGCAAACCATTATACCATCACAAACAGAGCCACATCTTATTATAGATTTATTTTCAGATGACTTTTACTTGCATCCTGGTTATTTAAAACGTAAACGTAAACGCTCAGACATATTTTAATTTTTTGCAGATGGCTGTTTGGTTACGAGACAACGGCAAATTTTATCTTCCACCAAGCAAGCCGACAGCCAGAGTTTTATCAACGGATGAATATGTAACTGAAACCAATATATTCTTCCAAGCAGCTACTGATAGATTAATAACTGTTGGACACCCATTTTTCAGTGTTACAAATGATGCTAGTAATGAAATTGTAGTTCCTAAGGTTTCTGGTGACCAGTTTAGAGTATTCAGATTACATTTTCCAGATCCCAATAAGTTTGCTTTAATAGATCCCACCATTTATAATCCAGATAGAGAACGTTTAGTCTGGAAATTACGTGGTATAGAAGTAGGAAGAGGAAATCCATTAGGTGTTTCATGCACAGGACATCCTTATTTCAATAAATATTCAGATGTTGAAAATCCTAACACATACCCAGAGGACGATACTGGTGATCACAGAGTCAATTTAGCATTTGATCCTAAACAGAATCAAGTGTTCATAGTTGGCTGTACCCCTCCATGGGGAGAATACTGGGATGTTACTGAAGCATGTCCTGGCAGACAAGTGGACCCTGGAGCCTGTCCACCTATTGAAAGGAAAACAGTGTTAATTGAAGATGGTGACATGAGTGATATAGGTTTTGGTGCAATTAATAACAAAACCTTTTTCCAGGATAGATCAGGGGTACCATTGGAAATCTTAAACAGTATAACTAAATGGCCTGATTTTATAAAAATGAGTAAAGAAATTTATGGTGATTCTATGTTCTTCTTTGGGAGGAAGGAACAACTTTATGCCAGACATATGTTAAACAGGGCTGGAAAGGTTGGAGATACCATTCCAATGGAAGGTACTGACTATTACATAGCTAAGCAGGATAATAAACTTGCTTCCCACATTTATTATACAACACCGAGTGGCTCACTGAATTCCACTGAAGGTCAACTGTTTAACAAACCGTTTTGGTTGCAAAGAGCTCAGGGTACAAACAATGGTATATGTTGGGGAAACCAGTTGTTTGTAACAGTTTTGGATAATACTAGGAACACAAACTTTACATTATCCATAAAGGCGGAACAGCCTGCACCTTCTGTTGGGTACACTTATAAATCAGAAGATTTTAAGGAATACTTAAGACATACTGAAATTTTTGATATTGAAATTGTAATGCAACTTTGTAAAGTTTCTCTTGATCCTGATGTTTTGGCACACATTAATGTAATGAACCCCACAATATTGGATGAATGGGATTTAGCTTTTGTACCACCAGCACCTACTGGGGTAGAAGATGCGTACAAGTATATTACTTCATGGGCCACGAAATGTCCTACTGCAGAAAAGAATAAGGAAAAAACTGACCCTTACGCAGAGTATAAATTCTGGGACGTTGATTTAACAGAGAAATTTACCTCTGAACTTTCACAGACGTCTTTGGGCAGACGATTCTTATATCAAACAAATGTTTTGTCCAGAAAAAGAGTGCGCACTGATATTTCTGCCACTAAAGGATCAAGAAAAACTATTAAACGTAAAAGAACAAAATAAGATTCTATGCTGCTATTATGGAACATATACTGTGAATAAAATGATTTGTTTATTTGCTGCTGCTTGACAAAACTTGACTTCCTCGGGAATGTAAAATAAAGGTGCTGACATTTCTGCTTGACTCGTTGTCCAAATATTTTCACCGCGCCCCAGCAACTATTTGGCTTGATTAGTTTCCTATTCATTCATCATTGATCTGTCAAGACGATAACATCTTA